ATAATTTTGTAATTAAAATGAATATGAAAGAAAATAATAAAGAAAATGCAACTCCAACTCAGGAGGCGTTGGAGTTGATAATAACAAAATTAAATTCAATTGAAGGAAGAATTTCAAATATTGAAAAAGAAATAAAGTCACTCAAGGCACAGAATTGCGTTCTAACGACTTCAAATGATTCAAGTAATATAATTACATCAAATGAAGAAAATAACGCAGCAGACGCAAAGGAAATGCCCTCAGAAGCAATCCATATTAATCCAATGGAGATTGCAAAAGCAGTTTTCAGCAAAAAAGATGAAGAAATTGAAGAAAAAGAATCAAAAATTGAGAAAAGAAGCATTCCAACAGAATTCGTTAAATGTGAAGTCAAGAATAACGTCAAGATAGAGAAGAAAGATAAAGAAATCCCAACAAAGGCATTTACAAGCCCTGTAACGTCCTCAAATGATGTTAGTGGAACAATTGTACCTCAAGAGGAAAATAAGCAGCCAGAACGCAAAAGAATAAGTGATGAAGAGTGGAAGGCAATCTGTGAGAAAAATGCACGTAAAGAATCTTCAAGCACACGTGACATCTATGGAAGTAAAGTTGCAAGTGGTACAACTGAAGATGGATGGATTAATGGTGTAAAGCAGTTCAATTCAATGGCAGAAATTGATAAAGAAGTAGCAGTTTGGAAAGGTAAAGGACTGGATATCATGCAGATAGCAACACGCTTCAAAGTTGATAAGGAAAAATTCACAATGACGGATAAACTGTTTAACCCAAATAAAGTATCAAGTCAAGTTGAAGATAAATCAAAGAAAGAAGAAATTAACACTCCAAGCGAAGTTAAAACAGAAGTGAATAAAGTTACAGAAGTTCTCACAAAAGTGAATAAAAATACAGAGACAGAGGTAGTTGAAGAAGTGAATAATTATACAGAAGAGAATGCATATTATGCAGAAACGAATACAGCAACCTTTGAAAGAGAAAATGACGACTTTACATCAACAGAAGAAGCATTGGATAATATCTTCTCAAGTGACTATGACGATGAAGAAATACCAATGTTTAAATTAAAAGAAGAACTGGAGAGAAGAAAGGAAGAAGCAGCAGCGGTTGAGGTGTAATACTATATTATTTAGATAAAATCTAAATTAAATAAAATAATTAATAAGTATTGATAATTTTTTAATTTAAAGTAATATTTATATATAAAAGAAACAGAAAGATGAAGAAAAGCATGTCAGACATCGTGGCGCAATTGCTTATAATGGCAGCGCTCATTATAATTCCAATAACTCTGATAATTAGTTGTGTACGAATGAGTTACACCAATGACCATTTAAGAGAATTAATAAGAATTGAAAAGCAAAGTAATTATGTAAAGCAGTGGCAGCAAAGAAATCCATTGCTGCAGAAGAAAGATACTGTGTACCTCAAGGTAGTCAAAGAATAGTTAGTCATATTTCAATATATTAAATTTATTATTAATAAGTATTAAGTATTAAGTAACTTTTTCCCTTCCCTATTTGGGGAAGGGTTTTAGATTTAATAATCTATTTATATTTGAAATAATTATTTAAAAAACTTTACATTAATGTTTAGAAATCAGAAAATCTTATTACTCAACTCCCAGGAGGAAGGTAAACTACCAGAAGACCTTGAAAATGGTGAATTGGCAGTTAATAACTATGCTGGACACGAATTTATTACCTTGAAAAACACTGCTAATCAGTTTGTTAAATTTACTCCAAATAATGGAAATACAACTGGCACAACTTTAAATGCACCTCAACCATTTAATTACGTAGAAGGTCTATCCAATGCCATCGTATCAGATGGAAATACAGCAACAAGAGATTACACATTAACACATGGGCAGTGGATGCGAAATGAAAGTGAATATTCCTTTGCCATGGGTGCCATGATGATACCTTTGCAAGTAATTAGTAAGGGAGGTGCTGTAATAGAAGTTAATAAAGAATACATCCCAACTCTGAATAGTGTATATTACGATGGTGCATACATTATCAATGAAGAAGGAAAGAAGGTAACTGACATTATATCAGTCAATTACAATGGCGAAAAAGACAAGGTGACAATCACAACAGTTGATGAAATCAATGAGAAACTTCACTTGTATATATCATTACCTTCAACTGCTGGTGGCAAGTGCAACTTCAATTTTGGCATAAATAATTTGACATTTGGAGAGCACAACACTGTATTTGGCAAGGGTAACACGATATATGGTGACACTAATTTTGTTACTGGAGAAAAAAATGATGTTGAAGCAATTAATGCTATAGTATTTGGAAATTTCAACAAATCTTTATCTCAGAGTGTTACTCTTACAGTTGGAGAAAAAAACACAGTAAGTGGTGGTTATTCGATAACTTCAGGCAAACATAACGAGAATGTATCCACAAGTGGAATATGTGTTGGTGAATATTTGAAAAATATCAATCCAGGTCAAGCAACATTTGGCACAGCCAATGAAGGTGACGAAAATCTATTTGTAGTTGGAAATGGCTTTATAAAAGACGAAAACACCAAAGATATACAACGTCATAACGCATTAGCCATTGATGCTTATGGACTTATACACATCCAGGAAGGTCCTGCAACTTATGAAAATGGTGAAATGAAATATCCTCCAATGGTTACAATTCAAAGTTTAATTGATAGAATTAAAGAACTGGAGAAGAAATATACTGACTTAAAAGCAAAGTATGACGACATTCATTTGTAGTTTTTTTCATTATTTAGTTTCAATATATTTTTAATTTATTTTATTATGTAAGGTACTGACTTGATTATCAGTACCTTATTTTTTATTTAAAAATTATCTTCTATTGATTATTTTTTCAAATTTGTTAATATTTATATATAAAGAAGAATAACAGAAAGGAAAAGATATGAAAAATGAAATAATATGGAAGGATATTCCCAACTATGAAGATAGATATCAAGTTAGCATTGAAGGGAAAGTAAGAAGCAAACCATTTATCCGCAAAGGTAAAGGAGGATGTAAATATAATGTCAAAGGCAAAGAACTGAAAGGTACGGTAAATAAGTGTACTGGATATATCCAATATATGTTGTATAACACTGAAGGTAAGAATAAATTGCTATGCGCACATACGCTTGTTGCTGATGCATTTTTGGACAAACCTGCTGATAATCAAAACCTTATGGTAATACACAAGGATGGTGACAGATTGAATAATGCTTTGAATAATTTAAGATACGCTTATAAATCAAATGAAAAGAATATACAAAATAACATTGAAATTCTTCCAAAGAGAAAGCCAAAGCAACCAAAGTACAGATATGTTATCAAGCAGTTATTCTTAAATGGTCTTTGTATTGCAGTTTACAGTAATTGGTTGGAACTCAACAAGTTAGGATACAAGAAACAATCAATAATGACTGCTGCAAATGGGAAATATGGACCTTCAAAGAAAGACATATACAAGGGCTTCAAATGGGAAATAATACGACAAAAAAATAACGTAAATGACTAATACTGAACAATTTAGCACAAATACACAAGCATATATAAAGGGTGTTGAGGACTATTTAACAGATAAATTTGGAACTATCAAAGAGAATTGGAAAGGTCTGATACAAATGCTTGCTGTTAATTATGAAATATTCTTACAAGCGAAGAAATACATTGATGAAAATGGTATGCTACAACCAAGCAAGTATGGTATGGTGCCATCTCCAATGATAAAGGTCATGAATGATGCATCAATACAAGTACAGAAGTTAGTTAATTCATTGACAATCAGTCCATTAAGTGAAAATAAGTTGAAAGATAAAATGGTAGATAGCGATGAAGAAGATGCAATTAAGACACTGCTTGGTTAATTAATTAATGAAATGAAATGAAGACGGAAAAAGAAAAAATAATTGAAAGAATTAAAAAGGAAATAACCACCTATCCATTTGATGTTATTGATGGTCAGGTGGTTACTTGCACATATATCCGTCTGGCAAGTCAACGATTCATTAACTGGCTAAATTTAAATGACAGATATTTTGATGTTGAAGCAGTATTAAAGGTAATCAATTTCATTGAAAAATTACAACACTTTAAGGGACAATTTGCAGGTCAAAATTTCAAGTTAGAGCCATGGCAAAAATGGATAATAGCATCAATTTATGGCTTCAAATGGAAGAAAAATGATTTGCGTGTAATTCGTACATTCATTCTGAGTATAGGAAGAAAAAACGGAAAATCATCATTAATTGCTGCCATGGCACTTTATCATTTAATTGGTGATGGAGAAGCAAGTGCGGAGGTTGTTGCCTGCGCCAATTCAAGTGCACAAGCAAGTATCCTTTTCAAAATGTGTTCAAATTATTTGAAAAAACTTGACAAGAAAGGAAAGTATTTTCAATTTTATAGAGATTCCATAAATTTCCCAATCACCGATTCAACTTTGAAAATCGTATCATCGGATGCTTCAAGGTTGGATGGTCTCAATGTATCATTCGCTATTGAAGATGAGACAGGTGCAGCACCTTCGTCTGAATTATGGGATGTGTTGGAAACTTCGCAAGGTTCTCGATTACAACCACTTATATGTTCATGCTCGACACGTGGATTTCAACTAAATGGCTTTTACAAGGAACTTGAGCAAACTGGAATTGACGTTCTGAATAGCATCAAAGAAGATGATTCACTATTTACCGCAATCTATAGTTTAGATGATGATGACGACTATAAAGATGAAAAGAATTGGATAAAAGCAAATCCAAATCTGGGTATTTCAATAAATGAAGAATTTTTGCAACAACAAATAAAAAAGTGCGAAAATAACCCCATCCAGGAAGTATCAATCCGCACAAAGTTATTCAATCAATGGGTATCATCAAGCAGCACATGGATTCCTTTGCAGAATGTTGCCAATTTAATGAAAGTGGTTGATTTACAGCAGTATAAAGGTCTGTTCAGTTATGTTGCGTTTGACCTTGCCGCAGTTAGTGACTTGACAGCATTGTCAGTCATGATTCAAGTGGATGACAAATATATTTACAAGACATTTTATTATCTTCCAGAATCATGCCTAAAGGATAATGTTAACTCACAACTTTACCAAGAATGGGCAAAAGGTGGGTATTTGACTGTTACTGCTGGCAATGTGACAGATTACAATTATGTATTTAATGACATCAAGAAAATTCAGAACACCTTGATAATCAACAAGGTATCATATGATGACTGGAATAGTCGTGACTTCGTAATCAAATGCACTGAAGATGGAATGCCAATGCAACCTTATAGTCAGTCAATTGGAAGTATGAACCGACCAACCAAGGAATTACAGCGGTTAATTTTGTCAAATAAAGTGATTATTGACAAAAATCCAATTACTTTATTTTGCTTTGAAAATTCAGTCCCAAAGTGTGATTGGAATGATAATGTAAAGATTGTAAAAAATACACCAATGCAAAAGATTGATGGTGTGATTGCGATGATAATGGCACTGGGGGGATATCTCCAAGAAGTGCATTATGATAATGAAATAGCAGTTTCAAATTTTGAATAAATCACTGCTAATCAACTATTTATAAATGATATATCAAATTTTAATATGTTAACAAATGTAAAGAAATTCTTTGGATATGAAAACAAAGAAAACAGAAATATAGGTGAGTATATACCACCCATGGCATTGAACTATGGTGGTATTTATGCCTCATTTGGCGCAATGAACTTATCTGCTGCATACAGAAGTATTGAATTAATTAGCGATGGAATTGCAATGTTGCCAATTAATATCAAAAAATTAAATTCAAAAGGAAAAAACAACTATTTGAATAATCATTATCTCAATTTACTTTTTGATAATGATAACAAACAGATGTCTAAATACTTATTAATCAAGCAGTTAATTCAATCAGTCCTGGTGCGTGGTAATGGCTTTGCGTATATTGAGAGAGCAAAAGACAATACACCAATTAATTTGCAATTCATTGATTCAAGCGATGTTGTGATAAATTATGACAAGTATAATGGTACTTTGAATTACACCTGCAGTCAGATATCAGCACTTTCAATTCCGCCATCAAATATGATACATTTAAGAAAAAATACCTATGATGGTATTAATGGAATATCGGTATTGACATTTGCAAAGCGTAGTTTGGATTTAGCAAGTAATGTGGAAAATAGCGCAAGCGATTTTTATGGCAAGGGTGGAAATGTAAGCGGTATTCTGAAAGTTAACACAAACCTTAATAAAGAACAAAGGGAACAAATATTAAGTACTTGGAATCAATCTTTCACAAATAGTAACACATCTATTGCAGTTTTGCAGGGTAATATGGACTTTCAGAAACTGTCACTGAATGCCGAAGAAACTCAGATGTTGCAGACACGTCAATACAATGTATCAGATATCGCAAGATTTTTCGGAGTTAACCCAGTTTTGCTTGGTCAAAAAGATTCTTCATCGTATACGACATTGGAAATGGTGCAAACTGACTTCTTGATACATACCTTGATGCCTTATATTAGCATGATAGAAGAAGAATTTAAATTAAAATTGAATCCAGACAAGAATGTCAAAATTGAATTTGATGTTAATTATCTATTGAAGACAACCAAGCAAACAGAAGCAAGTTATTATTCTACACTCGTATCAAGTGGTATCATGACAGTTAATGAAGTTCGTAAAGAACTGGGTCTCAGTGAATTAGAAGGCGGTGATAAGTTAACAATGGCATTCACGGATGTGTCACAAAATACAATTGCTGATGCATCAAAGTCAGATAAAGTTAATTCAAATAATGAAGAAAAAAATTAACATAAGAATATGGAAATTGAAAAAGAAATACGAAACGTACAGTCAGAAGTCAAGCATGAAGACAGACATGTAAGTGGATATGCTATACGCTTCAACGAAGAGTCAAACTACATGGGCTTTTATGAAATTATTTTACCTTCAGCAATTGACAATGAAACATTAAAGAGAAGTGACATATTTGCTTTGCTCAACCATGACAGTGAGAAGGTATTGGCACGTTGCAAGTATGGTGTGGGTAATTTGAAGTTAACCATTGATAATCAAGGACTTAAGTATGATTTTGATGTACTTAATAACGAACTTGGTGACACCGTACTATCTTATATCAGAAGTGGTATAATTGATAGTTCATCTTTCGCTTTCTCACTTCCAACTGATGATGATGAGTGTCAAAAGTGGACGAAAAATACAAAAACTGGCAAGATTAAAAGATACATAAAGAAGATTGACAAACTATACGATGTGTCACCAGTGTATCAGCCAGCATATAGCACTGCAACATGTAGTTGCAGAAGTTTTGACAAATTTATGGAACAAGAAAAACGAAAAAAAGAAGAATTGACCAAGAAATATGATGATTTCTTGGAAGAAATTAATAAATTATAATAAGAAAAGTGTTATTTTTTCTAAAATGTAAATATTTATAAATATGAAAGAGAAATTGAAAGAAAAAATCAATGAAATCGTCAATGCAGCGAAGAATGAAGGACGTGAATTGACAGAAGATGAGCAACTATTGGTTGACGCACTTACTTTTCAATTAAAATCACTTGCTGATGATAAAGATGCAGAAGTATCTGATACAGAGGAAGTTAAGGAAGAAAAGAAAGATGATGAAACTGAAAAACCTGATGCAGAAGATGAATCCAAGAAGGATGAAGAAGATGTAAAGGAAGTTGACGAATCTAAAGAAGAAACTGATACCCCTGAGGCAGAAGTTTCCGAGAAAGAAGAAGATGCGGAAGTAACTGATAATGAGGAGGTTGAAGAAGAAGAAGATAAAGAAAAAACTAATAAAGATAATCGAAATATTAATATTAATATGAACAAAGAATTTAAATTAATCCGTGCCATCAACCAGATGGCAAACGGCAAAGCAGTTGACGAAGTAACTGCTGCAGTATCTGAGGCAGGACGCAATGAAATGAGAAGTGCAGGCCTGACAGCAGAAGGTGCACTTGTCATTCCAAGCGAGACACGTGGTATTAATGTAACTGACTCAGTTGGTGCAACTGTAGGTGTTGACGTGGCTGACATTTTGGCACCACTCCGTGACAACTTGGTACTTGCAAAGGCAGGCGCTAAATTTATGACAGGTCTGAAAAATGATTTGAAACTTCCATCATTAATTGGTAGTGAAGCAAAGTGGGCATCAGAAGTTGGTAATGTTGCAAACGATGCAACTGCAGCAGTAAACAGTGTTAAATTAACACCAAAACGTATTAGTGTAATTTTACCAGTGTCAAAGCAGTTCTTAATTCAGTCAAGTGACTCAGCCGAAGCAATTCTTAAAGAAAATATTATGACAGCAATTGCAGAGAAATTGCAGAAAACTATTCTGTCAAATGTAACTACTGATGCAACTGCACCAAAGGGTATTTTTGCAGCAACTCCAGTATCAGCAAAGACATACAAGTCATTATGCGACATGGAGGCAACAGCAGATGCAAAAAATGTTGGTCAAAATCGTGTATACATCGTAGGCAATAAGGCAAAGGCATCGTTGAGACAGTTACAGAAGGGTACAGCAAATACACAGATGGTGTATGACAGAGGTGAAATTGACGGAACACCTTGTTACTCAACAACTTCTGCACCTGAGAACGGCGTACTTTATGGTGATTTCTCAAATCTTTACATCGGTCAGTTTGGTGGGACTGAAATTGTAGTTGATAACTATACACGTGCTGCATTCGGTGAAGTACTTCTGACAGTTAATGCATACTTTGATGCTGCATTGGTACGTGATGGTGCAATTGTATCTGGTGATGTTAACAAGGCATAATTGAATATTAATTCAAATTAAATCAACAATAAAAAAGGGTGGTGACATTAATTGCCACCATCCTTTAATTTTATAACACATTGAAAATGAATCATTTAACTTTAAAATTAATAAAAGAACATCTTAACCTTGATAATGACTTCACCATGGATGATGAATATTTATCCAATCTTGGTGATGTTACAGAAAAAGTTGTAGAACGTCATATTGATGATTCATTTGCATATCTTGCCAATGCTAATGGTGGCAAATTACCAGCACCATTAATACAGGCGATGTTATTGCTGTTGGGAACATATTACGCAAATAGAGAACACATTGCATTCAACGCTAACTATGAAGTTGGTAATTCATACACTTTTTTAATTGATTTATACAGAAATTATTCCGCAAGTCACTCTGATTCAAGCAATTACACATTAATTAACTCAATAGATGAGTTGATGAAGAAGAATAAAGAACTGAATGATAAGTTGGAAAATATCAAATCTGAAAATTCTGAACACTTATCAACAATTTCAACTTCAATTCAAAGTATGAAAGAAAGAGTTGATAATAATGAAAGAGAAATTGGACAATTCCATGGTGAAATGTCTTCACTTATGAGTATGTTAAATACCCATGAAGGTCAGTTGGGACAATTGGATGTAGTACGTGGAGAAGTTGAAGTTTTAAAATCAGATGTTAATGAATTAAAATTAAAACACATAGAAGGTACTGATTCTCTGACAGTTACAGAAGATGGAAATACAACGACACTTGAAGTTAATGAAATAAATGGAGGAAAATTCTAATGCGTGCAGGACTACTTACTGAATTAATTAATATCAAAAGACGTGTTACCAAGGTAAATGAATCTGGACAAAAAGAGCATAAATATACAGATTTACGAACCACACGTGCAAGGGTGATATATACCAGTGGTGCCCGTGACATTGAGAATAAAGATATAGTTTGGGAATATCAATATAAATTCGAGGTATGGGATTACGTTGATGTTACTGAGAAAGATATAATCGAATACGATACAAAAGAGTATAGAATTAAGTCGATAAATCATGACAAACACCAACAGAAGAAGATAATATCAACTGAATTAATTACTGAATAAACATGGAAAACACTGGAATTACTTGGTATTCAAATGGTTATGATGTTTGGCTTGACAATATTAATCCAAGCAAATTGAAAACTGCTTTGCGTGCTGGACTAAAAAAAACCTTACAAATTGTCCAGAAAGAAGCACAAAATAATCTCAAAAGTGTAACACCAAATTATAATTCAAGTAATAATAAATGGGGACTTCGCTTGATAAAGGGTGTGATGACCAAACTTTATAAGGCACAAAAAAATGACGTCCGTGGAGTTGTCGAAATAATGGGTAAAGGAAAGTCAGCAGATTTTCGTCTAAAATTCTTTGAAAATGGTACTCAGGCACGATTTTCAAAGAATGGTTGGCACCGTGGGAAAATGAAATCAACCCCATTTTTCAACCCAGCAGTTGAATCAACGAAGGGAGAAGTTGAAGCATCATTGGATGGTAACTATCAAGAAGCACTTGAAAATGCATATAACAAGTTCATTATCAATACGTTAAAGAAGAAATAATATGAGTGGAATATCAATTGACAGCAAGATATACAAGATATTAAAAGAATCGCAAAAGATACAATCAATGGTTGGAGATGAAATTTATCCAATTGTGAAAAATACTGACAAAATTGATGGACCTTTCATTGTATATCAAAAGGATACAGTTACACCAAGTACTGCAAAGGGTCTATCTGTGGCAGATGAAGTTTCTTTTGGATTTTTGATTGTTTTCAAGAATTTGGACAAAACTTTGGAAATTGCTGAAATTATCAGGAATTTATTTGAACTCAGACAAGATGATTTCTTCTACAGATGTGATTTGACTAGCACTGCAGAATACTACACAAATGATATGTATTGTCAGGAGTTAACTTTTAAAGCAATTACTACAAGATAAGAATAAAAAATAATTTACAAAAATAATCTTTATAAAATTTTATAAATATGAGCAAAATAATTATGGGCGAGAACGTACAACTCTGGGTTTCAGGCAGTTGTCTCGCAATGGCTACAAATTTAAGCGTTGAAATGTCTGCTGATGCAGTGGATATATCTTCAAAGGACCATGGACGATGGAGTGCATCAAGATTAGGCAAGATATCATGGACTGCAAGTTCAGATGACCTTTTCACACTCGATGATTACAACAAGTTGGTTGATTGTATGGTGAAGAACTTACCGATTGACCTTGTGTTTGCTACTGTTGCAAATGGTGCTGCAATTAAGGCACCAGATGAAGATGGTCTTGTTGTACCTACAGCAGGTTGGAAGGCAAATAATAACATGTATGGTGGCAAGGCAGTTATCACATCACTGAGTTTAAGCGCTAACAACGGTGCAGTTGCAAGTTATACCGTGAAGTTCAACGGTGTTGGACCACTTACCAAGGGTAATGGACAGGCAACTGCTTAATTACTAATTAGTTACGAAATTTAAGAGAAAAGGTTGAAAAAATCTTTTCTCTTTTTTTATTTTTGATACTATTTATATATAGTATAAATAATATTAATAAAAAAAGATTAACATGAAAATTAAGATTAAAGATTTGGAAATTACACTCAAAAACTCATTTCGTTCTCTTATAATTTACGAGGCAATGAGAAAAAAAACCTTCAAACCAGAGACAATAACGGATGTAATAGTTTATTTTTTCAGCGTCATATCAGCCAGTGCCAATCCTCAACAGGTAGATTGGGACGACTTTATGAATTGGCTTGATGAAAATCCAAGTGCAATTGCTGAATTCCAAAATTGGTTGACTTCAACAATGTCATTCAACGGTCAATTTGGCAATGATTCAAAAAAAAAGGTGAAGAAGTAGTTGAATATACGTACACAGATTTAATGATAAAATTATGTGTGGAATATGGCTGTGTATCAATAAGTTATTATCTTGATGTTATGCAGCCATATGAATTATATCCGATATTGTCCAATTTACACTTAAAGGTAAAAGGAGATTGGGAAAGAACAAGAAACATCATGTACGCTGTATGTCAGAGTCAATCTACCAAGCATCTAAAGGTGACAGATATAATGTCATTGCCATGGGATGATGCTGATAATCAGGTAATTAGAAATTTAAAGAAAGTAGAATTAACAAAAGAATATATTGAGAGAATGAAAAATGAAGCAATTAAACATAAGGAAGAATACATCAATTCTGGTTTGATTGAAAAATAATTACAAGAAAAACACAAGAAGACAATGGCAAATGGTAGATATGTTGCGGAATTATCTGTCGAAACGGGCAAATTAGAAAGTGGTGTCAACAAAGCAAAAGCAGCGCTGGATGATTTGCAGAAAAAAGGTGATATGAAGAAATTACAGTCCAGTATCAAGGATGCAACTGGACTTTTGGATAATTTTACTTCAAAGATTGGTATATCTACATCTGCCCTTTCTCAGTTAGCAACACCACTTGGTGCAATTGGACTGATAGGTGGCGCCATTGCTGGTATTGGCGTGGCATCAGTTAAGGCAGCATCTGACATCGAGACATTGGATACCAACTTGGGTACCCTGCTGGGAAGCATGGATAAAGGTGTTGAATTGCGAAAACAACTCCAACAATATGGACAATCAACACCTTATGATACAGAAGGTCTGGCAAATGCAGCAAAGACCATGCTTGGATATGGTGTTGCATCAGAAAGAATTATGCCAGTGATGAAGCAGTTGGGCGATATCGCAATGGGTAACAAGGACCATTTGAATGCACTTGCCCTGGCGTATGGACAGATGACTGCCAGTGGCAAAGTTATGAAACAGGATTTGAATCAGATGGCAAACGCTGGTTTTGGTGTCAATCAAATTGCTGCCTCAATGGGTGTTAGTGTCGGAAAATTCTTTAATTTGCTATCAGATGGTAAAATAAAAATTGAAGATATTAACAAAGCGTTAAATGACGCTACTTCTGCAGGTGGTCTATTTTATCACTCTGCAATTAATTCTTCAAGCACATTTGAAGGCGTAATGTCCAATTTGGGGGAGGTAGCCAAAAATACACTTGCCAATATTGGTACTTCTTTATTGCCAGCAGTAAAAGATGCAGCACAAGGACTTGTACAAGTTTTTGAATTTCTTTCAAATGCTGTACAGGCATTAACATCTCCTTCAGAGTCGCTTAATAATACATTTGGGTCATTTGGTACAACTGTTAATTTAGTTAAAGATATTCTTTCAACTCTATTTGATACACTTGGAAATCTGTATGATGCTGTGGTTCAGGTGTTTACGGAAATGTTTGCTGGTTCAGGCATTTTTCAATCATTTGGGGAAATGGTATTGACTGCAGCAAAATATGTAGTTGAATTTGTTAGTACAATAATTAACTTCACTGCAAATTTGATACGTGCAGCATCACAGACGGAAGATTTTAAAAATCATTTGAAAATATTTAAAGGAATCATTGATATTCTTACTTCAACTTGGAATATACTGGTAAAGGCATTCAAATTAGGTGTACATTATATAAGTGGTGTTGGCGGCTCGCTGAATTCGTTGAAAAATTACTTTACTGCATTGACTGGTCCTATTAATTGGGTAATTAGTAGGTTCAAAATGTTAATTGATGTTTTAAAAGTGTCTATGTCCTTGATTAACAAGGTGTTAGACAAAAAGATGAAAGAAGAAGGAATTGGAGAAAAGAAAAAAACACCCAAAAAAGAAGACAAAAAACCATCTCCAGTAATCACCCCAAAGCCACCAATCAAAGATGATGGAGGTGACGAAAAAAAGAAGAAGAAGAAAAAGAAGAAAAAAGGCAAGCACATCAAAACTTCAGCGGAAAAAATAAAAGAAGCAGAAGTTAAGTTCCAAAATGACACCAAAGAAATCCAGAATAAGCATAAAACTGGATATTACGACAATATTGGTGACGAATTAAAGGATAAAGTAAAGGCATATGACTCACTTATAGATGTGTATTCTGCTGAAGGTAAGGCAATTACGGCATTAAAGAATAAACGTAATGCATTAAATGCACAACTCCAGGCGTATATCAAGAAGGTAAATGACGCAAAAAAAGCGGAGGATGATGCGAGCAAATCTGCAGAAGATGCCATCAAGAAAAGAGAAGAAGCCATCAAGAAAGCAAATGAGGACAGTGCAAAGGCATTAAATTCAGATAATTTCGGAAAAAAGACAAAATCTGAACAAATCACTGAAAATCAGGATGACAGCGACAAAGAAAAAAATCATTTAACCGATAAAATTCAAGCCATCAAGTCACAGATGGATGAATTGGAAAAGGTTATGAATGAAAAGAAAGATTTGCATCTTGATTTTAAACAGGAAGAAAAGGCGCTTGAAAGTTTATCAGAAAAACTAAAAGCGACATTAAAAGATTTCAAAAAGTTAGAGGATGGCAGAAAAAATATTGATGATTTCAAATCTGCACTTGATTCTTTTGAAGGCCAAGATTTTCAATCTTTCAAAGCATTGTTAAAGAATTTTCAAAAAATTATGAAAATCTTAAACGACCCAAAGGCGCAAGTAGAAGCATATGGGCGTGAATTGACTGGAATTGAAAAAGGCGGAATGGCTGCAGGCAGTGGTCTGCAAGTTATGAGCCAAGGACTGGCTGCAATAGCACAAGGAGGAGATGCTGCAAAGGCAGCAGCAATAATGACAGCAATTGGTCAATTGGTATTGGGCTTTGCAACTGCAACAACACAAGCAAGCGAGGAGGGTGGACCTTGGGCTTGGATAGCATTCACCATCGCTGGTCTGGCTACACTTGCAACCACAATTGCAACAATTACGGGATATGCTAATGGTGGTATAATTGGTGGAAGCGGCACACCATCTGGTGACATGGGTCTAATTCGTGCGAATGTTGGAGAGATGGTTTTGAATAAAAATCAACAAAGTCATTTATTCGAGATGTTGGATAAAGGCAATGTTGGTGGTGGCAATGTAACATCTACTGTAAGAGTGAAGGGTGCTGACTTGTATTTGGCATTAAATAATTTCTCAAAAATCAAAGGAAAATCAGGAATAATTACTGGAATAAAGTAAAGAAAGAAAGGAAAGATATGTATATTAGCGGTAATTTCAAATCAATAAAAGATGTTGATTATCAAATAGTTATAACAGATGGTGACATGACAAAGGATGTAAGAACCATTGGAGAGGAAGGGTTATTCTTCTCCAATGACGCTTTGAGTGTCGAGACAAACGCCACTGATACATTTGAAACTATAATTAAGACATCAGCCACGATTAACTTAATATCAGACAGTTACGTGGGCAATCTTCTATTTGGTAATAATGCAAGAAGTATATCTGTATCAATATTCAAAAATAATACACCTTTCTTTTTCGGATACGTTGAGCCAGCAACCTTCACTCAGCCATTTGCAAGCGTATATGACTCATTTACAGTGAATAGCGTGGATGCTTTATCAACTTTGGAGAATTATAAATATAAAGGAATTACAACAAAAGAGAAATATGATAATTTCAAAATTGATGCAAATACCATATCATTCAATGATATAATGATATCTTCTATCTTTAAGGATTTGTTAAATCTTGATAAAATCAATAATACAAAAACTCATATATGGTATGATGGAAGCAAAGGTATTGATAATCAATCAGTTAAAGATGTTTTCAAAAATATAGGCATTAGTGAGTCATATTTAATCGGTGATGAGTGTGATGATGTAATGAGTGATGAGGATATATTAAAGGAAATACTTCAATATCTCAACTTACATATCATACAGATAGGGTGTGATTATTACATTTATGATTGGGACAATTTAAAGAAGAAAAATACAAAATGGTATGACTTGTTGTCAGATGAAGAAAAGACGGAAATACCTATAAGTCAGACACTTACAGAAGATATGTATTCAAGCGATGATGGTAACATATCAATTGCTGATGTGTACAATCAATTAATTTTGACGGATGAATTGAAGAAACAAGAAACAATAATTGAATCACCATTGGATGATGATTCGTTATATTCTTTATTCAAGTCAAAGCAACTTTTCATGACTGAATTTAGTTCTGACGGACAAGGTGACAGTGCCTGGGATGCTTTCATGGCAGGCATCCGTGGGCAAGAAACAACATACGAAGGGTATGAAGAAATTGACTGGTTCCTCCAGGTTATGGAATCTAAGAATTGGAAGTTAAATATATCTGAAAATCAGCCACTGACAGAAATTTATGAAAAAGAAAATGATGAATTTATCAACCAATATAAGATACCACAATACGTATTTAAAAATTCTTTAACACCTTGCCTATTGTCAATGGGTAATGTAAAAAAACAAGCAAAAGCAACGGATAATAGTGTGGTAAATAAAATAGACATGGATAACTATCTTGTTATCAGCATAAATGGCAACGAAAAAATAAATCCAAATGAAAGTTTTCCATCAGAAGATTTTTTGAAGAAGCATTCAGGATTAATTGAATATACTGGAAAAAGTAGTGGTGCAGTATTTTCACCTGCAGATGATGCCACCACTAATTACCTTGTATTCAGTGGTAAAATTAATTTACAGCCAATTGTGTACGAGTCACTTGACAAAAAAACAGCGAATGATGGAAATCATCAATATCCACATAATTTTAAAATACGTGCAGGTAATTACGAAAATATAAAGAAATATGAAGTTGCAAAATATTCAACAGTACCAAGTGATAATAATAAAGATGGACGATATTATACAAGAAAATGGTACACTTCTAATTTTTTTAATGAAATACCAAGTGAAAATGATTATTTAAAAAATTATGAATCTTTAACTCCGTGGACAAAAATAAAGGCAACCCATTTATTTGAATATAAAAAATCTCATATGTGGACTGGTGATGATGAAGCAGTCGATACAATTTCTAAATTTCCTATTTTGGAATGTGAATTGAGAATTGGAGAAAAATATTGTGTGGAAATAATACCAGATTATCATGATGTACCAATTGATACAAGTACATATATATGGGTAACAAAAGAAGAAATAAAAAAAGGTGGAATTAAACAATTTAAAGATAATTCATTGACAGATAAAAAATTCAAAGTTAATTTGGATAACCTCAAATATGATGACGGGGAGTATATAGATGATGGATGGCACGAAGGCAACTTTACATATAAGCATACATTTAGTATAGGTATTAACCCAAAAATTGGTGATTTTTTAATCGGAGACGAGTTTGAAATACAAAATAACATTGACTACACAATGGGCGTTGATGCTGAAGGTACGGCAATTCCTATTACCAATGAAGACAGATTGTCAGGAAAAGTTACTTTCAAAATTTTGGGAGTAATCAATTCTTCCTTGTATCAGCAAGTGTATTATCGAGAAAAAACTTGGTTCAGACGAAAAAAGGAAATTAACAATGATGTGCCAATTCTTCCATTTATTCAAAATATATACATTAAAGATTTTAAATGCGAAATTAAAACTGACAACGGAAAAATAACTACAAATGGCGATAATGATTTAATTTACCAATCTGCTGAAGGTGATAAATATGTAAATAAAAAAGATGATATAACATTTAAATTCATTACACAACTAACTGCACAAGAAGCATTAAAAAAGAATATCGAACAAGTCATTAATTTGAATGCAGTAATTAATATGACGACATTTTTGCCTTTAACTTCAATATATAATACTGTTACAAACGAATCAGCAAAGGCAGAAGAACATTATATTAATTCATATTACAATGAATATTCTACACCAAAGATAGAATTTGAAACTTCAATTTTTGATTCAGATAATTTTGACTTTAGAAATATTTATACTATGAAGGCATTAAAGAAAGACATGTATATTACGAAGATTCAATATAATTGCATGGATGATACTAATACATTAACACTCAAAGAGATATAAAGATTGACGGATTATGATAAAAATTGAAAGTTATTCAAAGAAAAAGAAAAATAATAACCAAGGTGGAGGAGTTGGCAACAGTACAGTTGTCAATTCTTCTTCCACTTTGGCACCTCATTCTATTTGGGGCAATTTATACGATGGCACACAAGATATCAATGGTGATATTAAAAATGTTAAAAATATAACTGCCTCTGAATCAGTGAATTGCAATAATATTACTGCTAATACGGGTAATATAGGTAATTTGACTGGTAACGCTATTACATCGCAAAGTGTTAGTAGTCAGACAGTTACATCAGATTCTGTAAATGCGAAAAATGTAACAACTGATGTAATAACTTCAAAAAAAGGAAATATTGACAATATTGTATCTAATACTGTAAATGCCACTGATATAACTTCATATTCTCTGTCTGCTACTACATTACAAGCAGGCGATACAACAATTTCTAACTTAAATGTAACTGGTGCTGCACATTTCTATCAATTAATGTTAGATAATATTAAGAGTAACAGAGGACAGACAATTGTAACTGCTGCAAATGCGAAGATATATGATGTAAGAAATATATTTGGATATTACGTATGCTTTTTCCCAGCGGAGGATGGCGTTGATAAGATAGGTAACATGTTTGCAATCAATGACTTATGCGTTATGCAGACATTTAACGCCGTGTACGATACAAATTATAATGTCACCAATAGATACTACTGGCGAAAGGTAATTGATGTTAGCAAAACACCAACTCTACAAGATGGCAAATATTATCATTGGGTGGCATTGAGTGCAACAGATTGCGACACAAAAAGCAACGCAATACCAATGGGTGGTGATGAAATTGTGCAACTTGGTAATACCACAGATGCAAGTAGACAAAGTGCAATTATTATATCAGCATATAATTCGCAATTCCTTGATAATGAATTGGTTGCACCATCAATATCTCAATATAACGGTATCAATAGATATGAATTAAAGCCATTCCGAGTTAATGTTCTGTCAAAAAATTTAAATGAATTTGTAGGTAACTTTAAAGTGCAAGGTGGCAAGACATTGGAAGAATCACTCAAAGAAAAGAATGAAAACGAACCTCCATACATTGGCGGAAATGGGCATTGGTACATTTGGGATAAGGTGAATAAAAAGTATGTAGATAGTGGTGTGTCAGCAATTGGACAAAAGGGTGAAAATGGCGAGAATATAAAATTGACAATTGAAAATTCCAAGAATATAATTGATACAAATAATACTTTATCAATTAATGCAAATGGATATATCAAAAAAATTGCTAATAATCAAGTAACAACACCCACAGATGTAACTGCATATAAAGTCGAGGCAACAATTTCAGAAACTAATTTTGACAAAATAACTGTTACTCCAAATTCATCTGGAAATTGGAATATACAGAAAAATATTCAAATAATAGATAAAACAAATATACCATCTGTACTTACTTTAAAGATAATAAAGAACAACAATGTTGTTGATACACTTGTACTTCCTATTTCATTAAATTCAAATTCACTGTTGGAGATAACTGACAGTGTCAAGATAATGGCACAAAATAATCAACAGAAAATCAATGAGTTAACAGGAAAAGTTGAATCAAATACCAATTCAATAGCATCAATTAATGTAAAGAACAATCAAATTGAATCAAAGGTAAACGAGACAATTACCAATATTACAGATAATTATGTCACTAATATCAATCTGCAATCAGTAATTAATCAGCGTGCTAATGAGATAACGTTGTCAATTATCAAGCAAGTTAATGGCAATTTAAAAAGAGTCGGAATTGATATTGATTTGAATGAGATAAATTTGATTGCCAATAAAACAAACTTTGTGGATGAGAATGGAAAGAAATTCATAACAGTCAGCAAAGATGAGAATGGAATACCACACTTCATATTTTTGGATAATAATGAAAAAGCCAAATATGACCTCGGATATACTGGGTTAAAGGAAATTCTAAATGAGTATAAGCCAGCGTACTGGACTAAGTTGAAGTTGGTAAATATTACGGACAAAACATTGTTTGCGATATATCCAAAAACGTTAACTGGTACTGATTACTTCAGATACATTGCTGCACGCCATCATGTTACAGGTGCGTTGGGTAGTCATGCTGAAGAAGATGGGAAGGTATTTGATGCAGAACAATTCAGAAAGACAATTCCAGATGGATATTATACGGATGAAAATTTGAATGGTAATTATCTGGACATGAGTGGAAGTAATATGGATAATGACTTGGATAGAGATACAAGGATATATAGTGTTGCAGTTACACATTTTGTTAATGGACGAATTGATTCTGAAAATTCAGGAAATGTTCTATTTAAAGTCAAAAATAATAAAGTCGTTGGATATTGTGATGCAAATGGCAAAGCAGTATTTGTAAGAAATGGACAAATCCAAAACTATCCTTTTGTCAAGTAATTTGATATTTAATATTAGTGAAAAACACATTTTAATATGAAAACATTGATAATCAATAACTTAAAGATAATTCTTGAATCATTAGCAAATTGGATAAGTGTTATAAAGAAACTATCATATTCAGATATCATCAAGAATATCACAGTTGCTGCAGCAATATTAATATTGATATATTATGGCAAATCAATCTGGATGACAGAGGTCATTAAGGGTAATGTACTGGTATTCATTTCAAGTGGTGTAATTATTTTTCTTTTATCAAATTTTATTATAGAAAAAATTAAATCTAAAAAAAAAGAAAAGAATAAATTAAAGAAGAAGAATCAAATTCAAGAACTTGGAAAAATTAGTTTACAACTTGATTGCGAAATGCAAAAGTCAAGAATGAAATTAAACGCTTCAAGAATTTTGCTCTTTGCATACCATAATGGGCAATCATGCCTTGGTGGTGCACCATTCAGCAAGTCAAGTGTTGTAAAGGAAGTTGTGGATGAAGATGCAAATGTTGAATTAATTGCAGAGCACTTCCAGCAACAGATGATGGGTCTGTACAGATTACCTCACTATATCAATACGCACAGTTATTTCATGGGCAATACAGAAGAAGTGAAAAAAATTGATTACAAATATAAACAGAATATGGATATTTGTAATTCAACATATATTGCATGCAAAGCGATAAAGGATAATGATGGAATAATAGTTGGACGTATTTCTATTGCTTTTGGAAAGAATAGGACAATTCCTTCTCCAGATAGGTTAATTCATGAATTAGATATATTAGTTAGAGAAGCACGTAACTATCTGATAATGAAGTAGTTATATAATCTTTCTGTTAATCTTATGAAGGTAATGGTCAAGTAATTGATTGTTACCTTCGCTTGTTTTAGTTAAGTATCTGATTATCAAGTAGTTATATTTTTCTCATATTTTGCGTATTCTGCGCCAATGGTCAACTTTGTCTCAAATATTGAAAATATGACGATATTTATTAATAATTAGCATTAATGTATTTGATAATTAAGTTAAAAAGAAAAGACATGAAAGGAAGTGAATTGAATGATGAAGTAAGTGGATGTAGTTGTATTGATTGCTTACTGTTGTGGTGTGGATGTGTTATCGGTTGGAAGGTCAAGTGTGTTGGCTGTGATGGTGATGATATAAGTGATTGATTATTAGATAGTTAATGATATTTATTTTTATTTTTTAATTTTAATTTGATATAAGGGGGGGGGAGGTGTTTTTCTGAAGGGGGTGGCCACGCCAAACCCCCCACCCAGTTTTGCTTTCACAAATAGCGTTTTTCTGAAGGTCTGGAAATGGCAGTATTTATTTATATTTTATCTTTTTCCGTTAGTGGGTTGTTTTTGTTATTTTGTGAATGAATGTTAACCATTTGGAATTTACAAATTAATTTATTATCTTTGCAATGTAAGTCAATAAGAACCATTTTTAGAACATGTGCAAACATTAAATATATAATGTTTTGATATTCAATGGGTTACAGAGAAATGAAGAAATTAGTACATTTTGATGAATTATGCAATATCTTCCACAATATCAATATTTTAAATATTTTATTTATTGCTATTATGTGGAATAAGAACCACATATAAGAACGTTTCAAACTCCCCTTATGGGGCAAAAAATTATGAACAAATGAATGTAGCAAAGTTAATTAGTGTTAATTTCAATTTGCGCAAACCATCATCAAAAAAGGCAACGCCTTTATACATGGTAATGTACTATTGGAATGATAAAGGTATGAAGATTCAGGCAAAGATTCCAACTGGATATAAAGTACACCCTTCCCTTTGGGATAGTAAGCGTCAACTTCCAATAATGTATAGTAAAGATATTGTATTGAGTATCAAACAGTTAGAAGAATTATCAGAAATAACATCCCATATTACCCAACTTCGTATTTTGGCTTATCAAAATAATTTTTGTAATTTTGACTTTTTAAAAGAAAATGTAAACAAACAAAGTAATAATAGTAACATGTCACCCGTATCACCGCAATTTATCCAATCAAAGAGAACGCCAAAGGCAACAAAGATGCTAAAGGAATATTTAAAGAAATATGCAGAAGATAGGAAAGTGAAAAATACATCATTAGTTGAATATCAAAATAATATCAAAATATTCTGTGAATGGATAAATGTAACAAATCAGACAGATAGCGCTAAATGTTTTTCACAGACATCATTTGTTGCTTTTATTTCATGGCTGCGCACTCAAGGAAGCAGCGCAAAAAAAATAAATAAAATGGCACGGGTGATTGGACGACTAATCAAATATATTGCTTCAACTCCACAAGGTGCAAAGTGTGGCGTTGTCCCCGTCACATTTACTCCAATGAAGGAGGAGGAAAAAAAGCAGAAGTGTGAAATATTACCAGAAGAAATTGATGCATTTAAAAATGTTGAAGTTAAAAATGATAAAGAAAGATATTATAAAGATTTATTTTTGCTGCAAATTGCTACAGGGCAGCGTATATCAGATACATTGAAGTTAATTAAAGGAGAATATGAAGTATCAGAAAATACAATTATCTTAACAACTATAAAGAGAGGAACAAAAGCGTATATATCTGAAACAAAGGAAGTTACAGAATTATTGGAAAAAATAAAAACTAATCCAGAAAATAAAGTAAAGTCCAAAAAAGACAAGGGGCTAGGAAATTTCATTAAAGTTCTTTCAGCACGTGCAGGTTTAACACGAATAACTCCCAATGGCATGCCGTTATATAAAGAAATAAGCAGCCATTATGCCCGTCATACCTTCGTGACTCAAAGATTACGAGAAGGTTATAACTTTGAACAAGTAGGAAAGATGATTGGTGATACTCCATTAATGATAGAGAGAATATACGGACACCCATCTGACATTGACATCATTAACTCTTTGAAGTTGCAGCCAGCAGCAGCCAACACACCATCCCCACAAGTTCCATCAGCCAGTCCAGTTGCAACTAAAGAAGAAAAAAAGTCATTATCAAAGCAAGTATTAAATCAAAAACTTCTTCATTTGAAGGAAATTTTTGAAAAAAGAAAAAATGATTTTTCATTATTTGAACTTGATTTTTTTGGTTCATTTTCAAAAAATGAATACATCAAAGTGTATCATATATTATTAAGAAATGTTTTAATGAAATTTAATAAAGATAATAATGATATTATGTATATGTCTGATAAAGAGTTAATTAATATGCTTCGATTTTTTGATAATGATTTGAAATTAACTAAAGAAGAAAAAACAATACTTTTTCAAAAGACCAATGATGCAGAAGAAATAATTGCGAAATGTAAAATTTTATTTGAAATATGGTTGAAATAACATAAAAAAAGGAACCGAATTTCGCAATCCAGTTCCTTTCCAAAAAAATAAATAATTATTAAAAATTCAATTATGAATCAGTATTATTTAAATTAAAGTTGAATTCTTCTATTTCCTTTGCACTTGGTAGTGGTGCTTTTAATGCCTTCAAATAAGTGGTGAATGCACCATCATCATTTGCCCATTGACACACCAATTTATCTTTTGTTCTGCTTATAACTTTATAAAAAATATGGTCTATTTCTCTAGTTTTCCTTGCCTCCATTTTTTGCAACATTAATATGTCACCCCGTTTGACACCTTTCAAGTTATAGCCATTGTTGCTACTCCACCTTATATACTGTTTTTCACCTTCTTTTGTCATCTTTGCACAATAGATACGATTTTCGTTGTATTTGTATTCAAAATCTTCAAAATGGTCGTGCAATATACCGTTATATAACTTGTATACCTCAATATCTGTATATTCTTTCTTTACTTCTGTATTGTTATCTAACTTATTCATAATTTTTTCTTTTTAAAATTATAATTTATAGTTAAAAAAGGTGGTGGGGGGCAAACCCAAACAAAAAGCCCCCTTTTATACCACCTATATTTTTTTTATTAATCTTGATTTTGCAAATTGTCGTTATAACATTCAATCGCTTCATTTATATTTTGAAGTATATATGGATATTCATCTTCAATCATTTCATCATATATTTCTTTATATTCTTCCTGATATTCAGGTGATTCAACATATTCTTCATCATCATAATCAATATCCATTTGACTTTCGATATATTCATTTGCTGGACGAATATCAGAAATTTCTACCTTCAAATATCCTTCTACTAATTCAAGTGGAAGACCAACAAGTACATTTTCTGAAAAATTATCTTCCAAATTCAATTCACCATCATCACCAATTTTGATGAATGTCTTTGTTTTTTCAACATTTAATTTAAGAATGTCATTTGCAATGTTTGCAATTTCTTCCTTGACATTTACGTCGTTAAAATTAATCTTCTTCATATAATTAAATTTTTATTATATTATTTATATATTTTTTTTCTATCTCTTTATATATAAATATCTCGAAGTTTTAAAAAAGTTCTTATTTTTGAGATATTTTTTTATTTTTTTTTTCAAAAAGTCAAAAGTGTCAAATAATATTGGCAATCTTTGTTTATCTTATTTCTAATGCAAAGATACAACTTTTTATTTTATTTACCAAACTTTTGGTTAATTATTTTTCTACTTTAACTTAATTTTAACATTTTAAATAAATCTTCTACTTTTATCTTTTGGTGACGAAATTTATTTCGTGAGCAAACTATAACTTGCTTATTTTCAATATTTTACATTATCATAAAAATCACATAATATTTTACTTCTCTGATGCAAATATATGACATTAAGGTATAAATTCCAAATTATTTAGTGGCCTATTTTTCATTATCTTAGAAAAATTTTCTCCATTCATTCTTTTGTCCTTTTGGTGCATGACGTTGTGAATGATGATATTTGCATAATGCGATAAAATTTGATTCATCAATCAATCTTTTATATCTTTCTTCTTCACTTATTCCATAACTAAATGGTGAGTTGATGTGATGCAAGTCAATGGCTGGTGTTATCTTCTCTCTTTTTGTTCCATCTTCATTTTCAACTTGCATATTCATGCAGTCCTCACATAGTGGATGACTCATCATATATTGGTCTCTTACTTGTCTGTAATATGCATCATTATACATTTTCATCCTCAACTTCTTCCTGTCTGAATTGTCCTTTATCTTTCTTTCTGGTCGATTTATCCAAGCCATAGTAGTATTATATAATTAATTGATTATCAGTGCGTTTGCGATTAAATTTTGTTCCACTAAAGTTATTTTGTCGATTTGCCCCAAATACAAATGCATGTGTGTCGTATTCGCTTAAGTTGACATCATTGGTACATTTTACTGTCTTACTTTCCCTTACTCCAGTGTACTCGTTGAAGTGATATACTGCTTCTTTCATTGGTGTCTCCATATTTAGCATTTTGGCAAAAAAATCATATATTTGTCTAACATCCAAATCACCTAATATGCTGATATTCTTTCCGTTATAGCATTCATATCTACATGAAAGATATTCCTTTACCCGTCTTTCTCGAATCTTTCCTTCTGACTGATTGGTATTAAATAGTGCCTGCATCATTGATGTGGTAGTGGCACCGCTATGACTGAGAGGCATCAAAAAGTCATTACACCAATTAACGCAATTGCCACTGTATGATGTGTTTGACCAATTACCAAGGGAACTGTCAGCAGTCATTACGAAGTCAATTACATACAATCCATCTGTAACAGTAGCATTCCAATCAATTGAAGGAAATTTTATTCCTTCTCCTTCTGCCATGGCAATCATCAGTACAGCAGTTGAATAAGGAAATTTGCAACTATATGACTGATTTACAGCCCTTTTGAAGTCATTTCCAAACGATTCGTGTGGATTGATGCGCCTTGAGTAATTTACGCTGTCAGAAGCGTTAAAATTAAGGATATGTTGGTCAATCGTCCATACGCTTGAATTATTGCTATTAATGTCAATTTGAATTGTATTATTCGAATTAGCACCACTTCTGATGTACATTCTATCATTTGAGTTTGAAAACCCTCCCATCTTAATTGTAGGGTTGATATAGTGTGCTAATGTACCGCTAATTACACCATCCAGGTCAAGGTTATTTATCTGATAGTCAAGCGATTGCAAGGTATTGGTAAGATTGTGTTTTTTCTGTATCATAATATTTTACTTATTCTTTATTAATAAATATCATGAAAGTTTAAAAAAGTATTAGATTATTAATAAAAAAATTGAGAAAGAGATATAACCATCTCATTCTCAATCACTTACTATTCACTATATTTTAAGTCATTTAATCTGTTTAACCACCCACGCAGCCACTTGGATTGGCTTGGATTATTTTTTACAATTTTTTTGTAAAACTCTTTCCTCGCTTGCCACACCTTATTATATATATCTTTCTGATTTGCGCTATTCAGGGCGTTAATTGTCTTCTGTCCTACTATTCCATCAGCAGGCACACCAAGGATTGATTGAGGAATTGTAATACCCCATTTTCCGCTACCCCACAGCCAGTCCACTAACAGATTTGCAAGTGATTGATTATTGATTTTATCTGCCTGCCATTTATCCCAGTATTGAGATTTGAGTATTTTTTTGAAGTCCTCAAGTTGAAGTGCTTTAACATCTTCTACATTTACTTTGCCATCATGGTTGGTGTCATAATGAGTTGATATTAAGGTGTTAAACGTTATTCCGTACTTTGTCGCACCTCCCCTATCCAATGGGTCATTTGTGTATTTAGCACCTCCTTCCCACTTGAGGATATGAGGTATTAATTTATCAATATTTGCCATTTCTTCTAATTAGATTTAGTATAAATATTTGTTAAATTCTAAAATATTTGTTAAAAACATCAAGTTTTGCTTGACTTTTAATTTTAATAAACTATTTATTTATAAAAGGGGCAGTGATTAATGCACTGCCAATAATAATAAATAAAAAAAAAAATATATTGGAAATATGGAAAATAAAAGAAACAGATTTGAATTGGATGACTTCACAATTGAAGATGCAAATGAAGTATTGGTAGATAATGGATATATTGATATGAATTTATCTGACAAGCGTAAAATGATACTTGGTGTACTGCTGTATATTAATGGTATAGATAATAAAGATAAAGATGGTTATTTCTTCATTGAGAATGATTTTATAATTAATTTAATTGGAATAACAAAGAAAACATTACTCAAGGCATTAAAGTATTTTATATCAATTGGAATTATTTCAAGAATACAAGGCAAAAGGGGACAAGCATCAATGTATAAGATAGAAGATAAGTATACCCATAAGTATACCCATAAGTATACCCATAAGTATACCCATAATATCCTTGATAATCAGGCAGTTATAGAAAATAGGAATGACAAGTATACCCATAAGTACACCCATAAGTATACCCATAAGTATACCCATAAGTATACCCCAGATACAGATATAGATACAGATAT